ATGAATAAAGATTATGTTCTTTCTAAAGAAGAGATTAAAGAAATCCTTTCGGAACATTACGAGAACTATCAAAGAGAAAGAGAGATTGATTCACTCTCATTCAAATTGTTCGATATTAATTTCAGTTTCAAGAAAGTCAAATACTCACCGGAACTAATTGGTGTAAATGTAGTTGTGGAAGGAACCACACTTACATATGTAGATATTGATGATTTCTTTAAAATCTTTATGCCACAGTTGAATGAAATTTGGAGAATCGAACAGACGAATAATCCGACATTCGAGAAATACAACTACTTCAAAGAGTGCAAGAACAAGATATATGAGTATTTGAAAAAGTAACAAAAAGGGGTTATGCCCCTTCTGGAGCCTACAAATCACTTCACAGTGTAGGTTGCATAAGGGATATAACAAAACACGAACACACACTTACAACACACTACAAACACACCTCTAGCCCTTCTACATGGGAGGTGTATAGTATGAAATTTTACACGATGGATACAAACTTTTACGAACTGCTTGGTTGGCAGCACTATATAAAAGATTGCGGTCTTGCTGTTATGAAGATGCTTTGGAAATTAGAACAGATATATCACTTTAGAAAACAACGTGACTGGGAAACTGAATCAGAAGAAGTCATTGTTTCAGATGCAGAATTAGCAGAACTAATTGGGACAAGTTTAAATTCAATAAAACGAGCAATAAACGGAGATAAAAAGTTGGGAAAAATCGGATTAATAGAGTATGGCTTAATTAGACCAATTAAAGATAGAAGATTTAATAAAAAGGGTGAGGCGACTCAATGGATTATTACAAAGCCAATTCCTTTCCCAGAAGAAATTAGGACTCCGCAAGCATTTATAACACTATTCGGCATCGTTTGGTGCGAACAACAGATTGAGCGATTAAAAGAACTTCACGAACAGAAAGGTACTCAAAATGCATACCTGAACTCAGGTACCCAAAATGCATACCATATGGGTAGCAAAATGGATAGTATAGATAAGCAAATTGCACATCCTATCTATAATAAGAATAAGAATTTGAAAGACGGACGGATGGATGCTGAGGGTGTATTTTCTGATTCTGTTTCTGATAATCAACAAAACCAACTTCCTGCTGAGAACCAACCTATTTCAAAAATCTCTTTTGAAACGGAAAAAGAACTCATTAAGTTAGTGAGTGTCTTTCTAAAGAATACAAATGTCAAACAAGCGATTCTGCCTTACATTTCAAACGAAGAAACTGCTCTACTTTCCATCCAGTGTTTGAGACATTCAGTTCGGGCTTACGATAAAGGATTCGTCCCCGACAATGTCGCTGGCTTCATAAGAAATGTATTAGAAAATCCTGATGTTCTAAAAGCAGATGCCGAAGCGACTGGTTATATAAACAAAGCAGATGGGGTAATCCAAAAAAATGAGAATGTCAGTCCGGGCGGCGGCTCGGCTGCACAAATGAAGCAGAAAGTTGAGACAAGCAAGAAGAGAAAGTCAGTAACACCAACAACACGTGATTTTTATAAAGAACTACTCGCTTCACTTAATGAAAGAGAGCAGTTAGAAAACAACGAACAGATGCAGAGTAGCGAAGAAGTAGTTCCATTCTAACACTCAAAAACAGACAGTTTGCAATTTCAACAAAAGACAGCACTTAGCCTTTGCTAAGAGAGAAAAAGGAGGAGTGATACTATGAGTATTTTAAAGAACAAGCGAAAGGAAGATGTCGCTTTTGAGCAACAAATCAAATTCTCACTAAATCAGATTTCTAAAGTAAAAATCTCTATTCATTTCAACGAAGAAATGAGCAAGTTAGACAATATCAGTTTCGTGCAGCAACACTTGAATTTAAGCGAGAGCGAGGCCATTTCGTATCTCCAAGAGAACTTCCAGAAGGACTTCTTACTTGGCATGATGAATGGCAGGAACTACGAACCAATTCCGCTTAAAGACTTACAGTGGATTTCGTGGGAACTAGACTGCAACTTGAGAGTGAAAGAAAACATTGTTCAAACTTTTGACAACGGAAGATGGATTAACCACTCGATTGAAAAAGAGGCTTGGGCTTTACCGAAAGAACTCTTATATCAGCACATTAAAGAACTGCTGAGTCCACCGTTAATGCCAATCATAAAACAGAAAGAAGTAGCGAAACCGAGTTTCCAATGGCTGTTCCGTGAACCCGCTCCTCCAAAACAAACTAAACAGGAGCCTCCGAAGCCGTCGATTGAATTCAAACCAACAAAACAAATAGACACGAAGAAAATGTTCGCTGCTCTTGATGAAGCATTTGCGAAACACTCTGCAGAAATGAAAGCCGAGCAACAAGCAGAAAAAAAGAAAGAAGCATCTACTGCGTGGCTGGGCAATCTCGAAATGACAGAAGAAGAGTATGACAATCTGCCGTTCTAAAGGTTTTGGATGTTTTTTCCTTGATGGTGCGACAAGTGCTTAGAGGCATGATATAATAAAAATACAAACAAATGTTCTCGAAAAAACAGGATTTGAAGCAGATATGTCAAAGAGACAAGTAGATAATTCACTTTATCTTAATGTATCTTTGACAGAGACAGTTTGGCTACAAATGACAGTTCTAGTTGTTGCTCAAGACAACTTCGATGAGGTGCTATGAACAATGACACAGAATAAGTTCTTTGTTTACAAAAAGACATTTGTAAAAAGCGGCTCTATGGCAGTTGTTAAGTTCTTCTTCAACAGAGATAATGAGAAACTTTGTTCAGAGATTTTCTTTTTCAGTCCGAATTTTTCTCAAGAAACAAGTTATGACAGCATAGAGAAGCAATTGGCTATAACGATTCAGTCAGTAAGAAGACACAATCTGTTTAAAAATGTTTCTTTCACTCAAGATGATTACTCCGTGATACTTCAAAAAACAAAGCAAATGAGTAAAAAACTGAAGGGAAGAGCAGAAACTATGACATTAAGCGACTTGATGGACGGAATCAAAGCCTCCGAGGGCATTGCTACAGTGATTGAGTATCCTAGTGGGAACTCACATTTACGGCTGTCTTATTCGTTCACAGACAGGGAAGGGCAGACTCACGGAGCCACGGAGAGGATCTACTTGAATCGTGAGCAAACGAGTGGCTTGTATCACCTGTTTTTGACTCAAACATCAGGCAAGGATTACTGCTCATTGAACTGGGTGATTCTTGACCAGATTGACATTGAGAATGCTTCTGATGACTTGATGCTAAGTCAAACAGAGTCTGAGTCAGAAGCAGAATCAGCAGCCGAACAAGGCTGAATTTACAACAACAACAAACTTTTCAACACAGCAACCATACAATTTGTCCCCCCGCTTCAACAGGGACATCTTTGGTTGCTTTTTATTTTATCAGGAGGGGTTACTTAACATTATACAAATACTTATCGGCTAGAAAGCCTTACAGACACAATCAACATAACAGATACTCCTCCTCCACAAAGAGGAGGCGATAGTATGGAAAAAGATTTAGTTCGTTTATTTTTTACTGATAATTTCAAGGACTGTCAGATTCATTTCGTTGATAAAAGCAAAGAGCGAGTACATAGTGAAATGCTCGATTTGTGGCTTTATTGGAAGAGGAAACAGGCACAGTCTCAATCCTCGCAAGAGGAGGTGAGGCAATGATTATTATGGGTGTTGATTCTGCTCTTGGACAAGCAGGTATAGCCATTATCAACGACAAGAGAGAAGTGCTTTATACATTGAATCTCAAGACGAGTAATAAAGACACTCTCCAGTACCGCTTGGCTGACCTATATCTGAAAGCGATTGAACTTATTCAGGATTATAAAGTCGATGTGATGGTTATTGAAGACAACTTTTTTGCGAAGAATGCCGCAACTGTAAAGAGGCTGGCTAATGCTTTCGCCGCTTTCCTGCTTGCTGCTGAGATAAATCGTATACCGACTGTTGTGTATGCCCCCGCTTCCCACAAGGCTGTTACGGTGAGGAACAGTAAGGCTACGAAGGAGCAAACGGAACAATGTGTTAGAAATATCTTTGCCTTCACAGGCAAATTAACTGATAACGAAGCCGATGCTTTAAGCCTTGCGAACTGCTATCTAGTCAAAGAAGTAGAGAAGAAGAAAAAGGAGGATGATGTGGAATGATCATTTACTGTACACCAAGAAATTTTCGTCACGAAGTTATTTTAAGGACTATTCGTGTTCAAGAAGAGGAATCATATTTCTTTAATGTTAATTCTATTCGTATTTACTACAATGCTTTTGAATGTGGAGCAGACAAAATCGTATTGAACAATTGCATACAAACTGAATCATTATTTCAAATTATTGACTACTTTGGATTCGATACAGAAAGTGGAGAAAGAACAAGTAACATATTCGAACAAATTAGATTAGTTGTCTTTTATAGTGTAGATAATGAAATGAAAATAGTAGAATACATAGTTGAACCAATTGATATTGATGCTAAATTGAGGACAATACAATTTAAACAACTGTAAGATACTCAGAAGCGGGACCGTCCCCGCTTCTTTTCTTTAATCAGCAATCACACTTGTTATGAAGCGGGACTCGATCCAGACCACTTCAGTTACATTTACGATTTTGATTTTTTTCGTATCTACATATTTCACTACTCCCCAGAATGTGAATAGAGAGCCAAGTCCGTTCTTTTTCTCTTTCCACAAACTGACTGTGATTGCATAGTCGTTTCGTGCGGAGTCACGGATTGCATAGTCGAAATGCTCTAATTCGTCCTGCTCCAGAATCGGCTGCGGAACCAGTTTTTTTTCTTCTTGCAGTTCAAGAATTACTGTCTTATGTTCAGACAAGATAAGCCTCATCGATGCAAACAAATTGTCCCGCTTCCCCATAAATGCAAACACTCCAATCTGAATAAGAACGTATGTTTGTATTTTATAACTTATCACGATAAATATTCAATAGGCATTTTGTTTGGATATGACAAATACTGGAATGGATGATATACTAGATATAGTATAAGAACATACATTCTTGTCTATATTTTCAAATATAGGAGTGATGACGGATGTTGGATAAAATCGAACGGATTCTAGATAAAACGAATTTTCCTGCTTTACTGACTGGAGTTATTTTCTTTTTCAATTGTTTGATTATGTCTATCATTGTGTATCTTCCCGTTACAAGGCTTTTCCTTGCGGAAATTTCGCTTGGAAGATATGCGATACTGTCGCTGGGAGCATTGCTGGTTGGAGGATTCGTATTGTGGCATATTGACCGTGAATTCGGAGTGGAGAATCGCTTCATTTTGGCTGCTCTGCTGGCTGTTGTATCGCTCGTATGTGCGACAGGGACATACTTCTATGCTACGAATACATTCTTGCCAAATACGGACTTCTTCAAGTTTATCAGTGTCGTGTCTGTGTTGGTTTCAACCGGAGGACTGCTTTACTTAAATGCAATCAGTTCCGCAAGGAATGCTATGGCGAGACATAAACTTGAAAATTTATCTAATTAAAAAAAGGGATTCAATAAGTTTTGTCTAAGAGAGATGTACCAGAATTGCATTGAACAATATGAGCAAACCCATTTAAGAGCATTCCAACACACAGAGGGTGAAAGATGTGTTGGTGTGCTCTTTTTGGTGTATAGAGAAAGAAGGTGATATAGAAAATGGAATTCAGAATCGGTGGAATGGTTTATTTTGTTGAGGATGCTTCCAATTTAGCAAGGAAACATGATGCATGGGGGAAGGTCTACTACGACACATGCAAAATCGAAATAGAGGAAGAACTATGTGAGAACAGAAAAAAAGAAGTTATTGTTCACGAGTTATTACATGCAATGTTTCACGAAGCGGGTTTTTCGCAACAGGACGAAGAAATTGTAAACAGAGTAGGCTTAATCCTTCATCGTTTCCTGCAGGATAACGATTTATCAATTTTCAGGGAGGAATAACAATGATTCTCAGTTTCTACTTGCTCGGAATGGCAATCTTGTTTTTAGTTTTGGCAGTTGGAATGTTCATTGTCGATAGAGATAAACTAATTAGCAGTATCTGTGTGTTACTCGTTGCAATCGTTCAATTTGCCGTATTTTTCTGGCATCGAACTTACTTGTAGGAGGTGATTGTGATGGATTATAAAAAAGAAGAGGAGGTGAATCAACTTGAACAGTGGCATTTTAAGAAAAGAAAAGGTTGGCGAGAAACTATACAGAACATTGGATTTTTTACTCTCAAATAACGGATACGACATTCGTTTTATGTTTGACAGTCAGGAGGAACTGGTGAATGATGTCTATGCTTATCATAACGATTTGCTAACTCGCTATGACAGTTCAAAGGGAAGTATCTGCAACTGGCTTTCGCAGACCCTTACAGGACGATACATAAGGAAATACGGGGCTTCTTTCCGAGTTCTGGCACTAGATGACTACCGAGACATTCCATGCGAATATGAGGCTCTGAGCACGCCTAGCACGGTCCCGCTACTAAGGCCTGATTTTGGTCGTATGTATTTTCTTTCTGATATACAAAAAATGATTGCCGAACTTTATCATGGTGAAGAAATGACGGTTAGAGATATCGCAGAACGAACAGGTCTTAAACTACAACACATACATAGTGAAATACTTCGAATCAATAAAAAACTGAAAACAAAACTTAGAGATCCGCTTGAGTTTTATATATATTGCTCTATCGATTCGTTTCCTGATTTGAGTTTCTTGGCGAACACTCAGGAACATATCGTTATCCAATTGTACGGCATGGGAATGAGTTCTACTAATACGATGAAGGTGTTTGATATGAAGTCAAAGGATGTATTCTACAAGCAGTTGTCTGAAGCGAAGAAAAGAATGAGAGAGAAGTGGTGGCTTGAACTTGAAGTATGTGAATGCATCTATCACATTCTTGATAATTACATTAGCAGCAAGTTTACAACGAACGGACGAACTGCTTAACAAGTTGCCTATATATAGTGTGAAGAACTTTTTTCTACTTCACCTCCTCTTTCAAAGACAAGGTACTTAATTGTATCCTGTCTTTTATTATTATGTGGGACATATCTGGTGTAGCAGGTTCGATTCCTGCAGTCCCGCTCCAAATAGGGCTGTGCAGAAGAGGATTACACCGAACCGAAGGTATCAGACTTTTAATCTGAATTATTTTCCTCTTCGATTTTCTCCCTAATTTTATATTTGATTAAATCAGTACGAATCTGGCTAAGGTAGAACAAGAGGTGATGACAGTGAAATTTTTCTGGAGATTTCTATATTCACTTTCATTTGCATTTGGCTTTATCGGATTGTTAGCAATAGCAATCGACTTGATTGTATTTAGACAGCACACATTTACACAAGCAGAAACAGTCGAGTTTATTTGTTTAATTGCATTGGCTTATTTGATTAAGCGATTTATATACCCAAAATTTGTATGACAGATGTTTGATGGTAAATATCACTCTCAAAAAGAGCCGGTGATGATACGTGATCGAACGTGATAAACAAGCACAATCTGAAGGCTGAATAAGCCTTTTATTTTTTTGTCTTTAAATAGCACACACATTGCATCTGCATAGCAAAGAAAGAAAGGAGGGAGTGATATGGCTAGAGCAAAAAACGGGAAAAGACAACGAGCATTAGATATGTATTTACACATGCAAGAGCGAAGCACAAGACTTGTAGCAGAAGAGTTAAGTATTTCAGAAGCAACTGTCTGGAAATGGAGCAAAGAAGACGAGTGGGTTCGTCAGGCCAAAGAATTCGACCTTGCGGTTCGTGAACAGAAAGCCGTTGAACTCCTTCCTACAATCGTTGAGGCAGAGTTGGAAGAACTGAAGAGGCTATACGAAGCACGAACACGTGTAAATGTATCAAACCTTCCGACAACAAACTGGTATGAGTACGAAAAGATGTCCAACATTATTTTGAAAGAACTGAAAGAGATAAAAGAACTACTCCTGATTCGTGGGAATCCTACTGAAGTTGAAGTTACAGGAGAACAAACTCATGTTATCGAGGTGATGATAGAAGAAGACGAAGGAGTTGATGAAAATGAGTAAGACAATATTAAAACTTAAAAAGAGCCACTTTAATAAGATTTACTGGCCGCTCATTTCAGACAAGAGCCGTTACGAAGTCCTGTACGGTGGAGCCGCTTCTGGTAAGTCTTTTTTTGTTGCCCAAAAGATTGTATATCGTGTGCTTGTTGAATCCAATCATAAGTTCCTAATCATTCGCAAAGTCGGGACAACTCTTCGTCATTCAGTATTTGAAGAAATAAAGAAAGCAATAAGCAACTGGAATGTAGAACACATGTTTACGATAAACAAAACGGAAATGACAATTACTTGTGCGAACGGAAATCAAATCGTCTTTAAAGGTTTAGACGACCCTGTGAAATTAAAATCTATTCAAGGTGTGACTGGCATCTGGATTGAGGAAGCAGCGGAAATTACCCAAAAGGATTTTCAAGAATTAGACAGACGATTGAGGGGACGGAATAAACACTATAAACAAATCATTGTTACATTTAACCCTGTCTCCGCTTCACACTGGCTAAAGAGTTATTTTTTTGACAGAAAGTTAGACAGTTGTTCAATTACGAAGAGCACATACTTGGATAACAAATTTGTAGACAAAGGAACTCTGATAGCACTTCAAACTTTGAAAGAGACTGATCCTGAAGAGTATGAAGTGTATGCGCTCGGAAATTGGGGAACAACCGGCAAAACACTTCTTCCGAAGTCATTCATTTTCTTACAAGAAGAAAAGCATGCAATGGACCCGCTCCCGCTGCAAGACGAATATGAAGAAATCAAGATTTGGGCAGAACCAATCAAGAATGTCGAGTATGTTGCTTCAATTGACCCATCCAAAGGGACAGGTAACGATAATCATGTTCTGCAAATATGGACAAGACAGGGAGAGCAGGTGCTTGAATTTGCAATCAATGACCTGCCTACTGAGTTTTTCGCTCGTAAGTGTGACGAACTCATGAGGAAGTACAACGATGCTTTCTGTATCGTAGAAAACAACATGGGTGATTTAGTTCTACACATATTGATAAACGAACGAATGTATCCAAATATTTATTTCTCGTTCAATACAGGAAGGGCTGGATTTGAAACAACGAAGACAACAAAGCCTATTATGATTGCAGACCTGTCTGATGCTCTCCGTGAGGAGAGTATAAAAGTCAGAAGCAGAGAATGTCTTGAAGAAATGAAAGTGTTTATACGAAAAGAAAACGGAAAAATGGAAGCGGCTGACGGTTGTAAGGATGACCGTGTGATAGCGGCTTCTTTATTTTTGCAGGCTATAAAAGCATATGGCGGCCTAGCCGGTTACAGCAATAACTCTGCACTATGAGGAGGTGAGGATATGGAGTTAAAAAGACAACAATTGAGTAAAGCAAGCAAATATCAATACTGGAAGAAACTATACTTAACAAAACAGCCGGAACTATTCCGAAATAAGACGAAACTAAAAAATGATGAATTGTATATCCCGACAAAAGTGTTTCAACGAATTTCTGATACGGCAGCGGATTTGGTTATGCAAGAAACTCCCCGCTTCGTCGTTCAGACGGATAATCCTAAAACATTAGAGTTTATCCAACTGCTTCAAGATAACACGAATCTCGAAGCGAACGGAAAGCCAATGGTTCGTGAAATGTCGTTTGCTGGCTGTACGATTATCAAGGGACTACTGCAAGAAAAGGAAGGAAAACTTGCCCCGAAATTCGACTCGGTGAATCATGAAATGTTTTATGTTGTATTCCATCCTGACGATGCCACTCAGATTCTGGTGGCAGAAATTCGTTGGCTTATAAAAGTAAACGAAAAAAGATATATCAGAAAAGAAATTCATCAACAAGGTCAAATCATTCAACAACTTTTTGATGAGCAGAATGGAGAGCAATTAGACATTGCTCTTTTTTATTTGAATACCTTCGGAATTGAGTTGAATACAGAGGTAGGGACTGGCATACAAAATATCCTTGTTCGTTACATTCCAAATACAAAGGCTTCACCAAGCGATTTTGAAGGTTTAAGCGATTATGAAGGGCTTGAAGATATTGTATTTGCACTAGAGAACTTATTGAGTGAATCTAATGTTACTACAATCAAGAATCTTCGTCCCAAATGGTCTGTTCCCGCTTCAATGGCTCAAAAAGATAAAAATGGAAATCTATTTCTGCCGAATTCAGAAGTCTACTTTGTGAATGCTCCAATGCAACAAACGTCTACCGGCTTATGGGTTCCAGCCCAAATTGGTGTAGATATAGACATGGAAACAGTAAAAACAATGTATGAGTTGTTGATTCAAGATTTACAACTAGCAAGCGAACTCAGCCCCGCTGCTTTAAGCATGTTGAAGGATGGTATGAATGTCGATTCAGGAAAGGCTCTCAAATTTAAATTCTATGACCCGCTCAATAATGCGGCTCGTAAGAGGAGCAATCTCGATATGGCTTTCCGTGACTTGGCTTACGATCTAATGCAAGTTGCGAAGAATCTTGACCCGTACTGGAGCGACATGGAGGTAATTCGTCCTTCCATCGATTGGAGTGATGGACTACCGGCTCAGTGGGATGAGAATGCAAATACAGTTATGGCCTTGTATGCAAATGGTACAGGCATTCTTTCACAAAAAGAAGCATTACGATTGCAGTTCCCACATTGGAGTGAAGAAAAAATAAATCAAGTCATAGAAGAAAAACTTTCTGAGCGCTCGGCTCCTCTTGATGCTGGTTTATTTCCTACATTCGGGAGCGGGATGACAAATGAATAATCAAGAACTTATCAATGCACTTATAAAGGCTAAAACAGATAGAGAAATCAATTCAATTGTTCGCATTTATCAACTCGCTCACAAGGAGATTTTTAAGTTAGCAAAAGGCTTGAATCCATATAGGGGAATCGATACGAATTACTACATGGACAGTACATATGTAGCAAATGTCCTTTATCAACTGAGTTTAATCTTGAAGCGGGTTGAGGAGCAGACAATCGGAAGAACTCAAGCAGTCATTCGTCAGATGGCCTACGAAGGACATTTATTCGCATTGAGTAATATTGCAGCGATGGGTGTAAAACCAACTCCCGCTTCTTTTTCGATAGTGAAAACTAGAGCAGTTGAAGCGGCTGTGCTTCTTGCAACAAGACAATTAAGAGATGCGAACAATACGGTAATGGAATTTTTCCAACTATCGATTTATGAGGGATTAGAAAAAATAAATAAAGAAGTAGCAAAACAAAGAGTAAACGATATCGTATCAAGCGGGATAGCCACTGGAAGAAGCCGTATCAAGACAACTGATATTTTGCTCGATGAAATGAAGCGACAAGGATTAACTGCAATGGTGAAGTCCAACGGACACAAAATGAATCTAAGTGATTATGCCGATATTGTGGTCCGATCGCAGACGATGCAAGCCTACAATTTCGCTAATGTGCAGACTATACAAGATAATGGTTTTGATTTAGTCAGAATCAGTAAGCATGCAAATCCGTGTAAGAAATGCCAACCATACGAGGGCAAAGTTTATAGCATAAGCGGGGAACATCCTGAGTATCCGTCTATCAACATACTGCCCGGTGGAATTGTCGGCTCATTTCATCCACGATGCAGACATACATGTGTGCCATATATCGAAAAATTCAATTGAATACTTGTCCCGTTATGCCGTGGGACATTAAACATAACGGTTTTCGTTAAGACCTGACAGGTTAATCCTCTGTATGGTCTTTTTTCATTTTGAAAGGGGGATGGATTTATGGGTGATGATATGCAAACTCAACAAGTTGGCAACTTAGAAACAACAGCCACTGATAACGGACAGGTGCAAACCGTTGAGAATCAAAATGCACAAGACGATAAGGACACGAAGGGTAAAGAACTTTTCGACAAAGGATACAAACAAGGACTCAAAAAAGCGCTTGAAAAGTTAGGCTTTGAGGATTTAGAGAAAGCCTTGAATGAATTAACTTCCCTTCGTGGACAAAAAGAAGAAAAACAAAAAGCAGAAGAAACTGAAATGCAAAAGATGCAGCGAATGGTTGAAGAGATTCAGAATCAACTGAAAGCCGAACAGGAAAAAGCGAAACAGTTGGAGTTAGACAAATTGAAAACGGCAGTCACTACTAAACTGCAAGAAGAATACGGATTCAAACTCCCAACATTTGCGAAACTCGAAGGTGAAGACGAAGCAACTATTGAAGCCTCTGCCCGTGTGTATTTTGATTCGTTGAAAGAGTTCGTTGGAGAACAAAAGCCAACAGTAAAGTCTGTTGGTGTGACTACGAAACCTGCTCAAACTTCGCAAATCACAATAGAGCAATTTAGAAAAATGACTCCAAGTGAAAAATCGGACTTATTTCGTAGTAATCCTGACTTGTTCAAACAACTAGCGGCACAGATATGATTCTGTGCTTTTTAATTGCCATTTATAAAAAGGAGGCTGATGTGTAATGGCTACTACAAAAACAACTGATTTGTTCATCCCAGAGGTTGTGGATGCTGAAATCAAGGAAGGTGTAAAAAATAACTCTATTTTTATGACAGATGCAGAAGTAGATTACGATTTGGTTGGTAAGCCCGGTGAATCTGTAACTTTTGTTTCTGACAACTCAATTGGTGAAGCAGAAGAATTAACTGAAGATACTGCTCTTACTCCTGCTAAGTTAACTCAAAACGAAATGCAAGCAACAATAATCGAGTTCGGTAAAGCAGTAGAGGTTTCTTACCGTGCAGAGACTCAAGGTATGGGTTCTGCGGTTGACCGTGGTACGAAACAAATCAAAACAGTAATTTCTAACGGGTTGGATACAAAACTATACAACACTTACTTAGCAGAGGCTACGAATGTATTGGACGTTTCTACTGAATCAGAGACTAAACTTTCTTACAGCAATATTGTTCGTGCAGTTTCCTTAATGGAACTGGATGAAGAAGGTGCAGAGGTTCGACTGTACATTCATCCTGACCAAGTCGTTGATGTAATTACTGACCAACACTTTATCGATGTGGCTAAATACAGTCAAGGTGCAGTAAATCCACGACTGGCATCTGCAGAAGTCGGTAAAATCCATGATGTTCGGATCTTCAAGACGAAAAAAATCCACAAATCTGCCGAAGGAGTTTACAGCAATATCTTAGTTTCGAAAGGTGCTGCTAAAGTGAAATTCCAGAAGGAAGCAGAAATTGAATCTGACAAAGACATCTTGGCAAGAAAAATCGTTGTGGCTGCCACCACTCTTGTTGCATTAAAGACCGTAAACCAAAATCGTCTTGTTGTTCTCAAAACTAAGTAAGTGAAGCGGGGCTGGTTCCCCGCTTTTTGATGATAAGGAGGTGTTTCTGATGGGACTAACAGGATTCAATAGACTACGTAGGGAGCAATTATTGAAAAAACAAAAAGAAGAAAAAAAGGAATTGGATAAATCCATCAAGCAGATACAGAAAGTAAAGAAGGCTGATGCGAAATGAGTTATATAACTGTTTCCGAAGCCGATTACTTTTTACGATTCCACGACTGGAGCGAAGAGTGGACTCAATTATCGAGCGAAGAAAAAGAGTATCTGCTGAACTATGCTACCAGTCAAATCGATTCTTATCGTGTATTCATTTTCGGAGTCAAGTTAGACGAAAACCAGCCAAACGAATTTCCACGAAGAGGACAAGATACTGTTCCAACAGAGATTAAACAGGCTACGGCTGAACTTGCTGTATATAAAGCAATCAATAAACAAAACAAGCAACATCGTCTTGCTCAAGAAAATGGTTTGCAGTCTGTCGGAATGCTCGGCATTTCATTTGGATATGCTGGCGGCTACTCTGACATTCCGAAATCTGTAGAAAGGCTCATGATGCCGTTTCTGTCTTTCTGTGGAGGTGTTTACTGATGATGAGTATGTACTATCCAAAAGCAGAACTGTTTCGAGGAGATGAACTGGATGAATACGGGCGACCAATCAAAGGTGAACTGGTTGAAATACGAATGCTGATTGTGCCATCTGCAAAGCGAATTCGTGGCAAAGATGGAGTGGAGGAAATCACTCTCACTGCAAGAGGCTTGACTAACTCTGACATAAGATTGCACGACATTGTAAAACAGGACGGCAGAGAGTATAAAGTAGAGTCTATTACTCCGTTCCCGTTTTCTAGTGACAAGGAGGTGGGGCTGGTATGAATATAAGCAGTCAAGTGAACGGAATTCATAATGTATTAAAAAATATGGCTGAGAAGCAAAAAAAGCACGAAGAGGCTGTATTGAAGGCTTTGAAAGAGAATGCTTTCGACTTAATCAGTAAATCTGAACCGATGGTTCCTGTCGATAAAGGTCCGTTAAAGGCAAGTTGGGTTGTCTCAGTCAATGGGAAGCAGACACAACAAGGTCCTGATGCAGATATTCAAGATCCTACACTCTTGAAGAAAAGGAACAAAGGTGACGACAAATTAGAAGTCCTTGTCGGTTACTTCACCGAGTATGCTTGGGAGCAGCACGAAAACTTGGCTTACTATCATGATGATGGGGAAGCAAAGTTTCTCGAGAAAGCATACGAACAAAATAAAAGAAAGTATCAGCAGAATCTAGCAGATGCCGCAAGGGATGCACTCAAATAAAAGGGGGTGTATTTTTTTATGGAGATAAACAAGATTATAAAAAAATATCTGGTTTCAAAAGGATACAACGAAAAAGAAATCTTCTTGAATGCACGACCTGCTAGGGAGTGTATTTCTGTTTATTCAACACCGGGAGGTGAGCCAGAAAACGGTCTATGTTATCCGGGGTTTCAAATCAATGTAAAACGAAAAGATGGTGCTTATGAAGAAATACAACAGATCACCAAACTGTTACATAAAATTGTGAACGCAACTGTTTCTGGTGTAAAGATAAGAGGATTTAGAATTCTTGATTCAACACCATACAAGTTGACTGAAGAAGATGGCTGTTTCGTTTATATCCGTAATTTCAGACTTATCGTAAAGGAGAGTGATATATGATGTCTATTATAAAAAGAGGGACTGAAGAAGATTATGCAATTGGAGCATATGTTTTATGTATTGTTCAAAACAATATTGATGTTCCAATTGGTGAAACCTCTAGTGAAGGAGTAAAACTATCTGTTGAATCCAAAACTAAGGAAATTCCCGGTGCTAAAGCAAATATATTGGGAGACTTTCATTATGGAGACATAGGTTATGTCGAGTTTAAATTAGTAATGTGGGGCAATAATACTTTTGCGAACATTGCTTTACCGGGTCAACCGCATTCAATCAGTTCTGATACTGCGGGAAAAAATCGTGTGACAATAAGATCCAGACAATATGACCTAAAAAAATATGCTCAAAAATTTGTATTAAAAAAAATAGATACAGATCCAAGCGATCCAGATTATGATCGAATCGTATTACATTGTGCTGTTAATGTTGCAAATCTAGAATTAGATTTGAAACCTGATAAAGAGGTTGAATTACCGTTGAAGTTTAAGTGTTATGAGGATTCTAATGGAGACATAATTACCTTTGGTGACGAAACCGTTTCAATTCCAGAGTTATAAAAAAATTTGGCAGAGTCTAATTCGGCTCTGCTTTTTTATTTTACTTAAAAAAATTAAGGAGGCTGATATTAATGAGTAACTTTATTGATATATATGGGAAATCTCACACACTCCCACTTGTTGTTAGAACAAGAGAAGGAGAGTTTATGGAGAAACAGGTTATGGTAAATCGAGTTTCAGCAACAACGGCATTCAAAGGTGGACTTATTCTGTTCGGAGCGATTAGTGACTTTCAGCAATTTGCAAAGGCAAATGAGCAAGATAAGATTTCCAGTCTCATCATGAATTGTGGAGATAAAGTAGAAGCGGCAATTCCGTTTTTTGTTGACATTAATCCAGACGAAGAAATTTATGACCTATCTCAACTATTTGACCTTTTACTTGCAATATACGATGTGAACGATATTGGAACAGTTTTAAAAAAAGTAGCCGCTTTACAAGCGAAAGCAAATCAGACACTCAAGAAATAAAAAAAGAAGAAGAAAATCAATTTTTGGAACTGTATCACTATGTCATTCATTTTGCTTTTTCAAAGGGAATAAACAAAAATGACCTATTGGATCAGTATTCACTCTTGGAAGTTGTTGAAATAGTTGTAAGGGACTATGAGGAGAAATTACGAAACGACTACAAACAGGCTTACTTTTCAACTTTCCCTGCAATGTTGAAAACTGAAGAAGGTGCTAAATGTGTACAGGAGTACATGAAATCACTTGAAAAAGAACTTGGTTGGAATTCAAAACCAAAAGTTGATAAAGAAAGACGAAAAAGGCTATTCCAAGCACTCGGAATTAACAAGTAAAGGAGGTGTGAAACTATGGGATTTGAAAGTATCGCAGGTGAGATTGTCACTCGATTTGTAGCAGACTCTTCTGATTTGATGGACACATTCTCTAAGATAACAGATTACTTTCAGAATTTCGGAAATCAGTCTGCTACGGCTCAAGTCGATATTAAGGCAGTAGGAGGGGCTTTTATGGCGGCCGGTGCGGCTGGGGTAGCCGCTTTCGGAACGATGGCCGGTATGTCTGCTCTCCGTACAGATGATATGAGAAAATTGGCCGCAAGGACAGGTGCTACTGGCGAAGCATTTGATAAATTGAAAAATACAATAAGAGATATAGAACTATCTGGATTTAGCGATGGGATGGAAGATACCAGCAGGGCTTATCTACTTGCTAAAAGAGGTGTTGAGGAATATGGCGGTGAGATTGATAAAACTGCAGAAAAGTTTCTCCAGTTCAAACGAATATTTGGAACTGAACTGGAGGATTCAGGAAAAGCCGCGAACAATATGTCTGCGGCTTTTAAAATTAACCTAGACGAGTCGTTGGACACCATTACAAAAACCGAACAGTCGTTAAAAAGACCTGTGGATGATTTGTACGACACATTTTGGGAGTTCTCTGTTCAATTTAAAGATGCTGGTTTTACATACAAAGAAATGGCACAGATTATTGTAAATGGCATTAACGATGGAAATGCTTTCAATACTACAAAAATTGGCGATGCAATCAAAGAGGTAGGAATAGGATTTGCTGATTTACAAACTAAAGCAGAGGCACTTCAAGGTGTGGCTGAAAAAGCGATTCCTTCTTGGGACGAGTTTTACTCCGAGAAAATGGGTGATGTGCAAATCAAAAATGCAGAAGATTTATTCAAGATAAAAGAAAAAGAAGTAGAACTACAAAAGGAATATCAAAAGTTAGTTGAGGACACGAATCAATCAAATCAAGATGCAATGCAAGCCGCATTGGAGTATGACGATAAGGTAAAAGACCTTCAATATCTAGGTATTGATCCTGAGCAATATGTCCAAACAATCCGTAAAGGTGGAGAGTCTGCAAAGGCTGCTGTTATTGATTTAATGACCCGTCTTGGCAATGTAACAGACGATAAGATGTTTCGTAAAATCCGAACGGATTTCTTCACGTCAGCAGGTGAGGATTTGGGACACGACTTCTTCCGTTCGTTTGCAAACTTCAAAAATGTAGAGATGAATACGAGTGGCTCTTTGGATGAAGCAGTCAAAATTTATACAGATGGGAATCTACTACAAACATTAAGACAAACACTTGCATATATAAAAGACATTGGAAATTCGCTAGGTTCTGGTCCAGCAATGGCATTAGATTTATTAGCGAAAGGATTCAACTATTTACTCATGGCAGTTTCTTGGCTCCTTAATTCGATACCCGGCTTAGGTCCACTAATCGGAATTCTTGGAACATTAGCAAGTTTGGTGATGTTGATTGGTGGGGCAAGCATGGCTCTCGGAGGTGCTTGGACTTTCCTTTCTGGCTTGTGGTCAGCAGGTATTGCGGTATTGAACGGTGTTCGTGTGGCTATGCTGGCACTCAATCTTACAATGTTGGCAAACCCTGTCTTTCTAATCACCGCAGGTATTGTAGCACTTGTTGCAATTATTGCAGTTGTTGTTGAGAAAACAGTTGGCTGGAGAAATGTTTGGAGTGGCATTTCTAACTTCTTCAAAAATGTATTTACCGTAGCCATCAATCTCGTAAAAGGAGCAATAAACGGATTGATTTACTTCTTTACTGATTTGCTTCCAAAATCGATACTCAGATTTATCGACTTTGTTACTGCACCATTGAAATACTTCTATGACCTCATTCTTGCTCCAGTGAGGATGCTGGGTAAATTGGTTGGGTTCAATATTCCGAAGTTTTCTGATTATAGTCTTTATGGGATGGTATACGGCAATAACGGTGGAGGTAATAAGACAACAAACATAACCATCAATGCAAATCAACTTGATATGGCTAATGCTGACCGAATCGGTCGTTCAATCGCTCGTCAAACTGCACAATAGAAGGAGGTGGTTGTATGCAGTTACATAATGAACAATTTGTTTTTGCTATACAGGATTTCTCGGGATTACTTACTTTCTATATTGCGGCGGCATCGGCTGACTACCAACCGCCTACTTTTGAGGTGCAAGCCAACTCGTACTATCCAATCGAAGTTACAGAAGAAACAGAAGAACTTATCGATTTAATTAAACAACCAAGACGACCATTGGCACTTACAGGGTATATAAGTAGAGATTCGGGAGTTTTGTTACAGAACTTAATTGGAAGAAAAGTACTCTTCTATGAAGCAAGTGAAGATAGGAATTTCTTAAATACTCCTCCCAACTATAAAGGTATTCTATTGAAATGTGACAACATGTGGGATGATATTCAAGAATTATACCGCACCACGGTTGAAATAAAGGTGGTGGAATCATGAGTCTACAATCAAGTTATCCTGCAGACCGTCTGGCAGTAATGAAGTCTCGGATTCGTGGACCATTCGATAACCCACCAACGAAATCAGTTGGTGTACATATCGAAAATGATCACTTCCGAGCAATCACTAACGAATGTATTGAAGAAATAAATGTAGAAGACAAGGATGAAGGTAAAGCCACAATCACCTTGATAGAGGTAAAAAGTGGCTATTCTTTCGACTGGAATAAGGATGGCGAATGGAAAGGGATATTGAACACAAAAGGTCGAAAAATCAACATTGCTGAAGGCTGGGGAAATATTATCGAACGAACTTTTACAGGCTATATCGATAGTTGGGTAAAGGACGAGAGCAGCACAGATACAACTCGTTACACTATTACATGCACGAACAAATCATTGGATTTAAAAAACACGGATACGAATGCTCAGTCCTTGTCAGAAGGCTCAAGTCCACTCGATGCAGCAACAAACATTCTGCAAGATGCGAACAATCAGGCTGGAGGTCAAATTCCATACAATGTTGACCGAACAAAACCAAGTGTGATTGGTGGAGATCAACTACTGATAAAAAAATGGAATCAAATAGCGAATTATCCAAACAACATTGATGATTATCCTTCTTCTATCTCAACACTTCCTCAGTACAATTACATAGTTGCTCCTGAAATGTGGACAAACAAATTGCTTGTGTATGACTATGCTAGAAACAAAAAAGTGACTGACCATCCGTTTGCGAATTTTTTGCACGATGGAGGAGATATTACGGACACGAAGGTACTTACGAATCCGTATACGAGCGATCCTCAACTCGGCAGTAAAGTATTTATGTTCGGGAAAGTAGTCAGCCGACAAAATGACAATCTGTACGATTTAACTGCAAGCCTTTTGGATTTCGGAACTCGAACAACAGATATATTCACATTTGATTATCCATTCTTCAACACAGTAAATAGAAGAGTTGTAAAGGCTTGCTTGGGAAAAGACGGAAATATCTACTATACAGGCGGGAACAATGTGATTTATAAATGCAAAGTCGATTATGCGAAACGAATTATTACTACTGAAAAGTTGATTGACTTAAAAGAAATCACTGGAGTGGATATACCAAGTGACACTTATTTCGACCACGATTTATTTGGAATCTTTCAAGGTTCTATTGAGGTTCTATATCAGAAAGGGAATAAGTATCAGATTGCTACGATAGATATTCGAAGTGGAAAAGTTGCTCAGACTGTCGAATCTGCTCTAGAGTTCAATATTCCAGCAACTGGAGTCTCGGTTTACAAAAACTCTTTCTATTTTGGAGGCTTCTTCATTGTTGCTGTTCAGTTTATTAAATCAACTGAAAATAATTTTAACGAAACAGAAATCAAATACATTGTCATAGATGGTCAGGACGGAAGAAGTAAAATTGTCAATTTGGAAGGATTTAAATTCAAGACAAGTAGCAAAGAAGATTATCCTCGTCGATTTGTCCTTATGAACGATACTTTGCTGTTAAAGCCAGTCAGAACTTATCCAACATCGAATAAAACATACACTCTGTACACACATAAAATCGAATTGTTCGATGGTGGATATACCAACAATGAACCCGACAACATTTGGAGCGATCCAAACGGTGCGGGAACATATGAACCGCCTCAACCGATAAATTACACTGTTCCAGCAAATCAAAACAGTTGGGATATGCTCAAAAAAACCACTGGAGATGCAGGGGCTGTTGTTCATACCGACACAGCCTTGGGAGAAACAAGAGTATTCTATCCGCAAATTAAAAGTATTCCAACGTACATATTTGAAACACATGTAGACATCATTGAAATGAGCGAACAACAAATTAACGATGTATATAACTCTGCCGAAATTTTTTACGGCTCAGGTTCAAACAGCGGAGTTGTTCATTACGGTAAAGGTGGAAATGTATTTAAAAGATTGAGTCCATCTTTAACTCAAGCACAAGCAATCGAATTGGCAAAACTCATTGTTACTCCAGAATTCCGTTCTGTTATTAAAATCAGAACCCGTGCAGTTGTTGGGCTGAAACGGTTTGACACTGTTTATATAGCGAATAGTGAAGATAAAGTTCTCTTCCGTGGAATTATCAAAGCACTAAAAACTGAGCACAGCCAAACGAACTACTACTGGGCAGAGTACGAAATCATGGGGCATATACCTGAGTAAAAAGGGAGGTGGAAATGGTGAAAGATATAGACTTTAAAGACTTTCTAATACAGTTGGACAAGCGAATCGAAAAGAAGTTATGGGAACACAAATTGAATGGTCAATACATTATTCTTCCGAATGGGCAGACAATTGATGTAGAATACGAATTCAGTAAAGGCAAAGAACGAGTAGACAATCTAAAAGAATTGCTAAAATCATATGCTACAAAACAGTGGGTTCTTGAGCAGTTACAAGACCCCACTCTTTTTAATAAAATCAATCAAGACATAAAGAATCTTCGTGACGAGAACAAAAAGACGAACATAAATCTGCTGAAACAGGCTACTCGTTCACGGATTGTGGAGGAGTCTGTTGGCTACAACAACAAGCCCGTCAAGGATTTTACTGATATGAAATACGATGCTCTGTTTGATTCAAAAGAGTTTGATAATACTCTCAGCAAAGAATGTTTTTGGGATTATGAAACAAAAACTGTACGAAGCATAAGAGCAGTAAATAAACGACCATCATTCAGCGAAGCGAAAAAAGACATGCCTGTTCAGTACAGCAACATTATGTTTTACAGAACTTCATACGATAGCAATTATCAACTGTATTTCTTTGACCAAATGAAAAAACTTCACAAGATTAATGTTGGACATTCAGGATTAGAGCAGATTGAAGAACTCGTTATACAAAATCCAGAAGTGATTTCAAAAGAGAATTTGTATGGATTCAAGGCTGCATACAGTTCAGACCACAACTCTCTCCTTATTTTCCCCGGCTATATCGATAATCAGAGTTTTACTGCTTACATATTAGATATCAACACTTTGACAATTACCAATATAAGCCTCAATTCTGGCACTAAACCAGAAAAGCATATTTTCGGAGATGCACTTGTCTGGTATGACAAGGCAAACAGAGTATTCTGCTTTAGTGGCAGTAGTTATAACAACGACAAATTGTATACTTACAGTCCTGATACGAACTCATTCAACAGTTACAATAACTCTTTTTCATATATGCATAATCATATAAAAGCATTTGACGAATCGACTCAGACTGTATATGTCTTCAATCCAATTACACGTACCGTATCGGCTATAAAATTTAATGGCTCTGGTTTTGTGATTGAAACAAAAAACACTACTGGTGATGCAACAAATTTGGCTGGAGCAATGGCATTTATAAAAGATGACGAAATGCTTTTCTTTTACTGCTATGAAGCGAATGACAAAGTGTTTTCTCTTAATCTCCACAACAATCAAATTTACAATAAAAACTACTATGTGCCGAAGCCACTAAGTTCAGACGATACTTCATCAGTTCTATATGTTGAGATTTTGCAAGATGAGTGGGGAAATCCATTATACAACCAAGTTCGTACTGCTTATTTCTATAACTTAAATTCAGACTCAACACTATACACATGGACATACAAGTACAACGAAGATCCTGCAAATCCGTACAATCCGAGTGCTCCCGAAAATCAGATTCCTTGGGAGTTCGTGACCATGCCAATTTCAACGAGTGAAGTGCTTAATTTCGTCTACTCGTATGTAACTGTCTTGAATAACCTGTACGGACAACTCATTGGTGTGCAGTACAGCCGTGACGATGGTCAAACTTGGTCAGGATTTGTGCAGACAGAGGATTTGACTGATATAAGTAGCCAGCCGAACGGCACTAAACTGAGGCTTAAAATAGTGGCTAAACACGATGCAGAGATTGTTTCCTATGGCTTCGGTGGCATGCGATAAAGGAGGGATGTACGAATGGCTTTTGAACGAATTGAAACGAATAGAAATACGGAGGATAGAAAGAAAAATGAAATGGAAAATCACGAATTCATTATGAGACTGGCAGAAGAGATTAATCAGTTGAAGCAAGACAGAGAAGTATTGATGAATGAACTAAACGAATTAAAAGAAAAGCAGGGTGTGTAGTTAGATAATGCGGCTACATACCTTGCTTATTTTTTCAGACTGTTTATGGCTGACTGAATGACTGATGTAGGCCAGTTGCTCATGTTCTCTGGAGCCGGTGTATTGTTTTGCTTGGTTAGATCCTTCAGTTCTCTCTCTAAGCGAATACGGTCAATGTCATAAACATTGTTATTCATCAGAATCATCCTTTGATTTTCATTATTACTATTATAACCAAATTTTGAGAGATGGAGTGCCATTCAAAGGCACTTTTTTTGTGAAAGGAAGTGGGGGAATGCAAGAGGTAATAATTATTGTCAAAAAAGCAATCATTGCTAAATTATTAGCACTTCCGAAATACGCATGTATAGGAGCATTTCTAACTATAACTATGAAAATTTTAGATTTTCTGGGACTATACAGTATTGAGGTTTTAAAAGTAGGAGGTGCAGCAATTGCATTGATGTTTCTTGATTTTTACTCAAAGAAATATCAATACTTTAAACATTTTGGGAGCATTAAGAAGGCTGAAAAAGCAGGTGCTTGGCGAAGTGAATTCAAGCGACTATTTACTGCGATTAAACTACTGCTGTATCTTATTTATTTTTTGGCTGCTATCTTATTAATTGCAATAGTGAATGAGATACAAATGATTTCCATTGATCTTAACGGCTTTATAATTGCACAAGAACAGTTAGTTATGTGTGTGCTTCTCTGCATATGTTCCATCGAATTTGACTCGATCAAAGAGAACCTTACGACTGAAATCAGTGAAAAGGAAAAGAAGCGATGGGCAAATTCAGAAGAATATATTAACAGAGTGATGTCTGAGTCTGAAAAAGGGAAATTAGAAATGATTTCAACCATTGTCTATCTAGGAATAGATAGACTTTTTGCTTTGCTAAAAGGCTTAAAACGGAAGGGAGGAGATAAGGATGGGAAGTAATTTATCTTTTGAAGATATACAGCCGCATCTGGTCAGAATGGCTATCTTGGAAAATGAAACAGGTCAACGGTTAGCAACAGGTATCCTACTTGTTACAGGTGATGGAGACAAACAAAATTGGTCTACATATGCAGAGAAAATAGCACTTGAGAATATTGTTCAACAGAAAATTGATTATCCATTTTCGATGGCTCCAGTGGCTCTGGTTGCTAAGTACGGCTACGAAACGAAGCAGGTTGACCGTTCTGACGGACTACTACATATACAGATAAAAAAATCAGTAACAGTAAAGTTCACCTCTCCTTGTCCTTGGGAGATAAGATACTTAACGAACACAAAAAACTTTGAGCATAATCCAGACGGGAGTTTCTTCAGAATCAAGCCAACTAAAGGTATCATCCACTGGACTGCTAACGAGGCAGTTGGTGCCAATGCTGATGCACATTACAAATACTTCAATAGCGATCATGTTGCTTATCCAAGCAATGCAAACATATTTGTAGATGATAAGAAGATACTACAGATTCTTCCGCTTTGGGCTAAGGCTTGGCATGTTGGTGCAGCGAAATATAATCCGGGCTGGAACAATGCAAACAACTTCACATTCGGAATTGAGATTTGTGTAAACAAGGATGGGGATTTCAAAAAGGCTTATCAAAATGCAGTTTATGCAATGGCAAAGTCATTAAAAGAATGTGGTCTTAAAGCAGGAGATTTTGACCGTCACTATGATGTGACCGGCAAGGTCTGTCCTGCTTTTTTTGTTGACGATGCAATTACCAAGAGATTCTTCAACAAAACGGCTGCACAGGCATATGCGATGTTTAGAACTGATGTAAACAATGTCTACAATCTGCTTTAA